ATGAAAGAGCGGGAACGACAGCGGAAGAACCGGAAGCTGAAGCATACAGAGGAGCGGATTGGGAAATGCGACTGCTGTGGGGTCAAGGATCTGACCATCTACAACGCGGTCGAGATGATCCGCACGGGCGGCAAAGCAGAGATCGCCCTGAGATAAAACACATGGCCATCGGCTCATTCGCCCGGTGGCTTCTGTTATTCTGAGAGGAAGGAGAAGGGCTATGGAAAAAGCAACGATGAGCGTGCAGGAGTTGTCTTCGCAGATGGGCATCAGCCTGCCAAAAGCATATGAGCTGGTCAAGCAGCCGGGATTCCCCGTCCTGCGCGTCGGGATGCGGATACTGATTCCCAGGGAAGCGTTTATGGCATGGCTGTTTGACCATGCGGGAGGAGCCTATGGAACAGAAAGTCGTCAACATTGAGGGTCTGCTGAACTACCCGGTCGCGATAAAAGACTTGCCATTCTGTGACTGGCGTTTTGAAACGCGGGATGACGATATCACAAAAGTCCCCTATGACCCCATGGCAGGACAGCGGGCGCGCATCGACGTACCGGGCGACTTCGCTTCTCTGGCTGACGCACTGAGGGAGATTTCTCATTACGATGGCATCGGCATACGGGTTTCCGGGAATGTTGGGTGCATCGACCTGGACGATTGCGTTCTGCCAGACGGTTCTTTGACGGAGAACGCACAGAAAGTTCTGGAGATGCTGCCGGGCGCCTGGGTGGAGTATTCTCCCTCCGGTCACGGGCTGCACCTGTTCTTCATCGTCCCGGAAGGGTTCGCCTTCAATGTGGAAACGTACTATGTGAACAACCGCAAGGTACACATGGAGAACTACTTCCCCGGCTATACCAACCGCTTTCTGACGGTGACGGGCAACGTGTACCGCGAGGATACGCTTGAGGTGAGCGCCGATGCGCTTCTGCTCTTCCAAGACACTTTTATGAAGCGTCCGGAGTCCAGCAAGCTGAACGTGGCGCTGCCGGAGGGCGGCTCTGTTCTTACGGACGCGGAGGTGCTGTTCAAAGCGGCCAGAGCGGAAAACAGGCAGAAGTTTATGGATCTGTATCTGGGAAACTGGGAGAAGCATGGATTCCCGTCCCATTCCGAGGCGGACCTTGCGCTGTGTTCCATGCTGGCATTCTACTGCCGCAGCGACGGAGTGCAGACAGATCGTATTTTTCGGGAGTCCGCCTTGATGAGCGATAAATGGGATGAGCGCCGGGGCAAAACTACCTACGGTGCGCTCACGATAACCAAGGCGATCAACGGGTGCAAAGCCTTTTATGAGCCTGATTATCATCCAAACGCAGCGGAGGAGTTTGCCGCAGACCATGCGGAGATTTCCGATGCTGATGCCGAAGCATTATCTCGGCAGCAGGCCATTGACGCTCTGCTGACCGAGAAGTGCGGCATCGACATGGCGCTGTCACCGGAATACCTCTCCCACGCCGCCTGGGCGTATCTGAACGATACGGCGTGGTATGTGAAGCTGAAAAACCACGTTCCAAAAGAGGTCGGGGTTCGGGCCTTTGAGCGGGAGGTCCAGAAGCAAGTCAAAGCGGAGTTTACCAACAACACCAAAACGCCGGTACAGAGGCTGGCGCTCAAAGGCGTATCGATGCCGGGAATGCTGGTTCCCGAAAACTGGATTGTGGACAATACCGGCATCCGGCATATGGAGATGGTGTTCGGTGAGCTGAAGCCCGTGCCGGTTTCCGCCGAGCCGCTGTTCGTATCCAGCAAGCTGGTCAACGTGGATGACGGCACGGAGAAGTTGGAGATCACCTTCCGGCGTAACGGGAAGTATAAGAAGCTCATCGCGCCGAGGGCGGATATGCTCAACATAAAATATGCGGACGACGGCTTTCCGGTATCATCGGGCACAGCGTCAACGCTGACGCGATATATCTCCGAAATGGAAGCCGTCAACAGCCGCTCCATACCAATCCAGCGGTCCATCCGCAGGGCGGGCTGGGTCGGAAATGAGTTTTATCCGTACAGCCTGAAAGGCGGTATCGTGGCGCAGTCGGACGGCAGCGAGACGGAACGTATTCTGGACGCCCTGCGGAAACAGGGCGACGAAGCGGTATGGATGGCTGCGACGGCGAAGGTGCGCGCTTTTCCTTTTGCTAGGGCTATGCTGGCGGCGAGCTTCGCCTCTCCGCTTCTGGAGAAGCTCCAGCACAGGAACATCTATATCCATTTCTGGTGTGATTCCCGCAGCGGTAAGACAGGGACGTTGAAATACAGTATCAGCGTCTGGGGCAATCCTCGTGTTCTGGTATCGAAGTATTACTCCACCATCGTTGGTATGGAACGCTTCTCCGGAACGCTGAAGCACCTGCCCTTTGCGCTGGACGAGCTTCAGACGCTGAACCAGAAGCGGATGACCGTCAATGATGTGGTCTATACCATAGGAAATGGGGCTTGAAAGGCAAGAGGGTGCGTCGGCAGCGGCATCCAGCATGTGGAGGAATGGAACAACTGCATTATTTCCACTGGAGAGCAGCCTATGAGCTCAGACAGCTCCATGGACGGCGTGAACACACGGTTGATGGAACTGAACGCAGTGCCGGTTCCCGATGAAGGACTGACGCAGGAGCCTCACAGGGTCAGCGAAAGGAACTACGGCTTTGCCGGAGAGAAGTTCATTTGCTGGCTGGTGATGCACCTTGACCGGCTCCACGAGGACTATGAGCGAATCCACTCCGCCCTGAAAAGCAGCAACATCCAGCTCGATAACGTGGCGGTATTAGGCTTAGCTGATTACTACAGCAGCATCGCGGTGTTCGGGCTTTCGGAGGAGCAGGCTTTCTCTGAAGCGGTGGAGTTGTGCCGGACGCTTCTGAAGAATCTGGACGACAACGCGCCGAGGAATTCTACGGTCGCCGCCTGGGAGTTTATCACAGGCTGGGTCGCCTCCAACAAGGGGAGATTCTGCGGACGTACCGCATATCAGGAAGTCACGCCCGTCTACGGAGTGATCGAGAACAGCAGAGTCTATGTAATCGCCAGGGAAATGAACAAAGCTCTGGAGGAGGCTGGGTTCTCCAGCCGCAAATCCGTCAAGGGATTCCAAGAGCGCGGTTTCATCGAGACCTTCATAGACTCCGAGGGAAAGCCCAGGTCGCAGACCGGCAAACGGGTAAAGGGTGTGCTTACGAGAGTGTACGCGCTGAACCTGTCCCTCGACGCTTCGGCGGAAGCGGCTGAGGACTTTCTTGGAGAGCCGGACAACATCCCGTCGCTGACCGCAGAAACGCCGGATTTCCTGCGTTGAAGGACGAACACAGGTGGGTGTTGCCACTGTTACCGCATTTGACACCCATACACACCCCTATCCGTATAAGGTTATATTCGCCTAAAAAAGTGCAGAAATTAAGTTCTCCCTATAGGACTATATGTATTCTCAAAATAGTGGTAACAGTGGAAACAGTATAGCTCCTATGCGGATAAAACCACTGAATTCAAGGGCCCCCGCCTGTGTTCGTTACCCCCGGCAGTTACCATTCCCCCTGTGATCCTGTTACGCACAAACGGTAACGGGGCTGTAGCCCGGAGCCGGATTATCCAAAGAAGGAGCGAGATAATCATGCCCTACAAACCCATGAAGCCCTGCGCGTATCCCGGCTGTCCGAATCTGACGCACGGGCGCTACTGCGAAAAGCACCGGCGGCAGGCAAACCGCGATTACGATCAGTACCAGCGCGACCCGAAACACAAGCTCAGGTACCATAACGGTACTTGGGCTAAAATCCGGAAGCTCCAGCTTCAGCGCCAGCCCCTGTGTGAGCTGTGCCTGAAAGAGAAGAGATACACCAAGGCCACACTGACGCATCACATCCGTCCCGTGAACGAGGGCGGTACGAACGCGCCGGACAACCTGATGAGCCTGTGCGGTCCCTGCCACTCCCGGCTCCACGCCGAGCGCGGCGACCGCTGGCACAACCACTGAACGCTGCCGGAACCGCCTCTCAGACAGCGTTAAATCATCGAAGAGGGCTTCTTGCTCTCGGTAGCATCGGTGAGGGAGGGGGCGGGTCAAATCGCTGTGGAGAAGCGTTAAATCACCGGCGGCCTCCCTTCGTGCGCTAAAACGGCAAATCAAACAAGGGAATAGGCCGGAAGGAGAAATTTCATGTCAAAAGACTGTACGAATCGCGGCGGCACTCGCGCAGGTGCGGGACGAAAGCCCAAGCCGCTCGCGGAAAAAATCAAGGAGGGCATTCCTGCATCAGCAATGCCGGAGCCGCCGGAACTGACAGGTGTGGAGATGCCGGAGATCAAGTCATATCTCTCGGATGAACAGCGCATGGGCGAGCTTCAGGGAAAAGAGATTTTTGAGGAAACCTATCGCTGGGTTGCGCAGCACCGCTGTGAGCATATCGTCGGTACGCCGCTTATCGAGCAATACGCCATCACTATGGCACGAGCCATTCAGCTTAAGCGCATTACATCGGAATACGGCTTTATCTCTAAGCATCCAACGACGGGGGCTGCAATTTCGTCCCCGTTTGTATCCATGGCTCAGAACTATCTCAAACAGGCCAACATCATCTGGCAGCAGATATTCGGCATCGTGCAGGAAAACAGCCGGGAGCCTGTCACGGGCAATCCCCAGGACGATATGATGGAGCGGCTGCTTGGGATGTAATCGCAGAATCAGGAAGGAGGCATGATCCGAAATATGTATAAGTACACTCCGACAAGGTTCATGCTGCCCACGTCACATTACGACAAGGCGAAAGCGGACCGCGCCGTCAATTTTATACGGTGTCTCCGTCATACCAAGGGAGATTTCTATAATCAGCCCTTCCGACTGCTCCCCTGGCAGGAGACCGTTGTTCGTGATCTGTTCGGCGTTTTGAAGGCGGACGACACGCGCCAGTTCCGCACGGCATATGTGGAAACGGCAAAAAAGTCCGGGAAGACCGAGCTTGCCGCCGCTATCGCGCTGTATCTCCTCTGCGGAGACGGCGAGCAGCGGGCC